AGATAGAACTCTCAAACTTAAATGCAAGTGATAAACTCAAGAAAATTATAAGAGATGAGTTTAAATATATTAAAGAAATTATGGACTTTGATAAGAAGTCTCACGAAATTTTTAGAAATTGGTATATTGATGGTAGATTATTTTATCTCAAGGTAATTGATATAAAAAAACCTGAAGAGGGCATTCAGGAATTGAGATATATTGATCCTATGAAAATGAAACATGTTCGTCAAGAAAAAAAGACCAATAATAATTCCGGACCAAACTTATCAACACTTACTAATTTTAATGTAAATCAGGTTACATATCCTGAAATTGAAGAATATTTCATCTATACTCCAACATCAAACTATCCATCAGGTATGCTTGGATCTTCCTCAAAAGGTGCGGTAAAAATTGCTAGAGATTCAATTACTTATTGCACATCAGGATTAATTGATAGGAATAAGGGAACCGTCCTTTCATATCTTCATAAAGCAATCAAGGCACTCAATCAACTTAGAATGATTGAAGATTCTCTTGTGATTTATAGATTATCAAGAGCACCCGAGCGTCGTATTTTTTATATTGATGTCGGCAATCTTCCAAAGGTAAAAGCAGAACAATACCTCAAAGAGGTTATGAGTCGCTATCGTAATAAATTAGTTTACGATGCAAACACTGGTGAAGTTCGTGATGACCGCAAGTATATGAGTATGCTTGAGGATTTTTGGCTTCCAAGAAGAGAGGGTGGTAGAGGAACCGAAATTACAACTCTTCCCGGTGGTCAAAATCTTGGAGAACTTTCTGATATCGAATACTTTCAGAAGAAACTCTATAGAGCACTTGGAGTTCCCGAATCCAGAATTGCCGGGGGTGGTGATGGATTTAATTTGGGTAGATCATCAGAGATTTTGAGAGATGAACTTAAGTTTTCTAAGTTTGTTGGACGCCTAAGAAAGCGTTTTGCGAATATGTTTAATGACATGCTTCGCACTCAACTTCTCCTTAAGAATATTGTAACTCCTGAAGATTGGGAAACAATGAGCGATCATATTCAGTATGATTTCTTATATGACAACCATTTTGCAGAACTTAAGGAAGCAGAATTACTTACAAATCGTTTAACACTCGTTGCGACGATGGAACCATATATTGGCAAATATTTCTCAACCGAATATGTCCGCAAAAAGATTCTTCGTCAAACTGATAGTGAGATTATTGATATTGATGAACAAATTGATGATGAAATTGAAAAGGGTATTCTTCCAGATCCTAATCCTCCAGTGGATGAAATGGGCAATCCTATTCCAGAAGGTGGTTTACCTCCAGAAGGTACAGGAGAGTCAGCACTAGGAGAAGTTCCTGAAGAACCACTTGCACCAGAACCTCCTCCAGAGCCTAAAGGTGGCAAGATATAAATAATCTTATAATAATAAATTGTTTTTATGGAAGAACTTATCGATTTGATTGCAACAGATGGTTCAGCATCTGATGTATCTGATAAAATTAAAGAAATATTATACGCAAAAGCATCGGACAGAGTTGATTCTGCCCGACCTTATGTGGCAGCATCGATGTTTGGTGATGAAGGCAATACAGAGGACCAAGAATAATGGCAATTAAGATTGTTCAAAATGTAAATAGAATTACTGCTACTGCAGGTGCGGCAACTACTAGTAATCCTATTGCCCTTAGAAGTGGATATATAAGAGTATCTACCGGATTGACCTCAGTTTATATTGAAATCGGAGGAGATCCGGTTGCCACCACTAATTCTTTTCAAATTGGTCCATATGGTAATGAAGTATTGAAAGAAAGACTTGCAAGACAAAAGATTGCAGGAATTACTACAGGAGCGTCAACTGTTATTTCATTTGATGAAAATGCAGGAAATCCATTTTTAGTTGGCGATTATGTCACCATTCAAAATGCACAACCAGCAGGAATTAATACAGAGCACAGATTGATTACTGCAGTATCTAATGATTCCGTAACAATCTCACATAATAGTTCATCTATTGTTGGAATAATTACTACAACTAATGCAAATATTGCAAGAAGTGTGAAGGTGAGTGCGATTACCTCATCAGGATCTGAGAATGTTAGTATCACAGAAATCGTTCAGTTAGTCACCGAATAAAAAATGAAACTCATCACAGAAGAAGTCTCACAAGTAGAGTTTATTACCGAAAAGGTAAATGGTAAAAAAACAATGTTTATTGAAGGAATTTTTCTTCAAGGAGACATTTGTAATCGTAATGGAAGAATGTACCCTATGCAAACTCTTGCAAAGGAGGTAAAAAGATACACCGAATCTTTTATTTCAAAAGGTCGTGCTCTTGGGGAGTTAGGACATCCAGATGGTCCTACAGTCAATCTTGATCGTGTTTCTCATAAGATTGTTTCTCTTACGGCAGAAGGAACAAACTTTAGGGGTAAGGCACAACTTCTCGAAACTCCAATGGGTAAAATTGCCCAATCTTTATTGGATTCTGGTGTTTGTCTAGGTGTTTCTTCTCGTGGTGTTGGTTCACTTAAATTGACCAATGAAGGTCATAAAATTGTTGGCGAAGATTTCATGCTTGCAACTGCTGCAGACATCGTTGCCGATCCTTCTGCTCCTGATGCTTTTGTTCAAGGAATTATGGAGGGTAAAGAATGGGTTTGGGAAGGAGGAATCCTTCGTGAAAAACTTGCAGAGCAAACAAAGCGTAGAATCAATACTCTTGTAGATGAAAAAACTCTACAAGAACATAAAATTGAATTATTTAAAGATTTCTTGGGAAATCTTTAATTTATAAATAAATATAGATTATAACACAAGATCTAAAAAAAATGTCCGTTGGTAGAAATTTACAAGAAATGGAAAACGTAGTAACCAAAGGGGCCGCACCTGCCGAAACTCCCTCAAAGAGTGCAACTTCCGTTGTAACTCCTGGTCAAACAAGTTCTTGGGAAGATTTAGGCGGTCCAACTCCAGAAAATTATCGTCCCGATGATGATTCTTCAAAACTTAAGGATCCAGCCACAACTCTTGCACAAGTTAGAGATGTTGTAAACGCTAAAGCAGTTGCAGCAGATTCTATGAAAGGTGTAAAGGAAGAGACGGAAGAAGATGAAGATCTTGTTGATGAAGAAGAACTTGATGAGGATGAAGAAGTAGTTGCCGAAGAGTCTCATGATGAAGAAGGTAAAAAATCGAAGAACGGCAAAAAACCTTCCAAAAAAGAAGATGAAGATGAGGATGAAGAAGACGAAGAAGATGAAATGAAGGAAGAGTTTGACATCGAAGAAGATGTTAATGCTCTCCTTGCCGGTGAAGAACTCTCTGAAGAGTTTCAAGAAAAAGCAAGAACAATTTTTGAAGCAGCAATCCATTCTAAGGTTGCCGAAATCAAAGAAGAACTTCAATCATCCTATGAGGAAGCACTCGTAGAAGAAATTGAAGCAATTAAAGAAGGTCTTGTTGATCGTGTCGATGCATACCTTGAGTATGTTGCTGATGAGTGGATTGCTGAAAATGCACTCGCAGTTGAGCACGGTCTTAAGACCGAAATGACCGAATCATTCCTAGAAGGAATGAAGAGTCTTTTTGAAGATCATTATGTTTCAATCCCTGAAGATAGATATGATGTAATCGAGAGTATGGTAGATAAACTTGATGAAATGGAAGAAAAACTCAACGAGCAAATCGAAAGAAATGTTGCTCTTAATAGAAGATTAGCAGAGTCAGTTGCTGATGTAATTTTTGCAGATGTCGCTGAGGGTCTTGCACTTTCTCAGAAGGACAAACTCGCTTCTCTTGCCGAAAATGTTGAGTTTGATAGTGAAGCAAACTATCGTGAGAAACTGGTAACTCTGAGGGATTCTTATTTCCCAACAAATACTAGTGCTCAAAGAGATGACTCGGAAACCTTATCCGAAAGTACTGATGTCCAGTCCCAGCAACTACAAGTTGATGGAAGAATGGCAACATACCTTCAGACTCTGGGAAGAGTCGCTAAACTGTGATTTTTTAAATTATAAACAATCAAACAAAAACTTTCAACAAGGTAAAACAAATGCAAATGTTCAACGCAGAATATTTGCAGGAGAAGTGGGCACCAATTCTGGACTATTCCGGAATGGATCAGATCAAAGATGCACATCGCAGATCTGTAACCGCTATCCTGCTAGAAAACCAAGAGAGAGAACTCCGCGAAGAGCGTGATTTCCTCTACGAATCTCCAACCAACTCCGGTAATGCTGCTGGTGCTTCCGGTGGATTTGGTGGCAGTGCTCAAGGATTTAATGCTGGACCTACAGCTGGTTTCGACCCCGTTCTGATTTCTCTAATCAGACGCTCTATGCCTAACCTGATTGCTTATGATCTGTGTGGCGTTCAACCAATGAACGGTCCTACCGGACTCATCTTTGCGATGCGTTCACGTTACACCAACCAGTCCGGAACTGAAGCATTCTACAACGAAGCAGATACTAGATTCTCTTCCCAGAATGCTGCTGGAACTCTTGCATCAGGTGCTGTTGGTTTCGGTACTACTGCTTCTTCAGTAGGACAAAACAATCCTAGCGTTCTTAACGATAATCCTGCAACGGCATACGGTGTCTCCACCGCTATGAACACTGGTGATTCGGAAGCACTTGGTGATGCTGCAAATAATCAGTTCAACGAGATGGCATTCTCAATCGAGAAAGTCACCGTTACTGCTAAATCCCGTGCTCTGAAAGCTGAGTACTCACTTGAGCTCGCTCAAGACCTCAAGGCAATTCACGGTCTGAATGCTGAAGCTGAATTGGCAAACATTCTCTCAACTGAGATTCTTGCCGAAATCAACCGTGAAGTTAT